TGGGAACGCACAATGGTTGATTACCCTTTTAAGATTGACAACACAAAAGACTATATTAGTTATAGTGTTGGTAATCCTATGGGGGCGTACTCCTCCTGGGCTTCATTTGCTCTTGCAAACCATTTTATGGTCTACCAAGCGTGTCTGAATACCGGAGTTGTATACTCAACCATCAAATACTGTATCCTTGGCGATGATATCGTCATTGGACACAGAGTTGTAGCTGAAGAGTACATCCGTCTACTCACCACTGTATTAGGGGTTGAGGTCAGTGAGTCAAAAACTCACGTTTCCACAACCTTTATGGAATTTGCCAAGAGATTGGCGATTCCAGGTGGTGAGGTCACTCCATTTCCTATATCTGCTATTGGACAGACTTCGAAGAGGTATTACCTCCTAGTTAGTCTGCTTCTCCAAGAACAGAGAAAGGGATGAGTGCCAATAGATGGGATCCCCTCCGCGATTGAAACCTTTTACACAAAGGTCAAGCCTATCCGAAGAAAACTTCGGAGACGTCTTGTCCAATGGTCAAAAGCTACAGAGCTTGTAATTAAATTTACAAGACAGTCAATGACGGCTACTGAGGTTTGTAATGACCTCGGTAGGCAACATTGCCCTGATTGGACCGAGATTACTTGTGAACTTGAGGCTAAAAACCTTATTTTCAAAGTCTTCGAGGACCAACTCTATAGATCCATGAAAAAGCTCTTAATGAATCCAGAGCCACTAGGGAATCTTCCCGTGATGGCAACAGATAATTTATGAGCTCTTTCAGATGGAATTTCAAATGCGGAAAGGTGAGGCCGTGTGCAGCCCATGGACTTCATTCCTTTACACAATGTGTTGGAGAGAATGAAGGTTCAGGCTACCCGCGAGTCCAGCAGAATGATTCGTTTAGATCCAAAGACTACTGATGATTGATTAAAAATCAAGTCAGTAACCGTCCCGACTTCTGATAAGTCGTTTACGATGAAATCAATGGATTTACGAACCCTTGCTGCTGCCAAATTAGGTCGAAGCTTAATTTCCAAGATCATCTCCTATAAACCAGGTCAAGAAGACCTTCCTAAGGAAGTCCAGGGTGAGAATCCTGGGCAACCTTGAGAAGATCCACTGAAGTGGTTAAGGATGATGGGGTTGAAAGATTAAGTTCTCAAACTCTTGAGGCCGCACCCCCAGGTGACTGATAATCACCTGGTCAGTATGGAGAATTGGGAACTCAAAGGATTTAAGTATTCCCGAGCTTAACTTAAATTAATTAGATAAGTCGCATAACCTTACACCAGTTGAATGCTGGAGCGGGCGCTAACCTATGTCAAATTAGTTAAAGTTAGACAAAAGAATACTTAAAGACTTGAG